CAACCAATCGTGGCAACTCGATCATCATGACATCTTTATCACCATGCATGTTGTCATCTGGAATTACGACGCGGTTCAATTCCCACAGAGCAAGTGGAAAACCATCAGGCTTATGCTTGTTAATCATTCGCCACTCCTTAATATGTTGCATACCCAGGAGATGACGATTGACAATAGCAATTCGTCCTTTGATGACCAGCAAATTCATTGCATGAATCCACTCATCCCCAGATTTGTATTCCAATTTGTACATGTTTCGGTACACTTTCGTCACAATTTCTGCTGCATTCTTATCAAGGATTGCTTGTCCCTCAACTTCTCTTGCTTCGGATTTGACGTCTCTTCGAATAGTACCGCCATCATTGACAAACTTCTGCAAATCTTCGAGATTGTTAAACTGCCAAGCATCATGTTCATGTGTAGTTGGCGATCGACAAGGACCTCCATGGCGAGCTAGATCACAAATTTCCGCTTTCTTTGTCACCCTACCGCGAGACTTATTATTATCGTATAGTTCTCCCACAGAGATTGATTCACCTCGAAGGCAAGTCAACCAAGTGGGATCACAAACATAACAATATCCTTTCAGATTGCCATGTCCACCCTCACATGCATTATCGCAAACTTCACAGAATCCACTAGCAACACCATGTTTGCAGGGACCGCTCCAGAAGAATTCTGCTTTTCGACGTCTTCCTGCTACTGTTTTATCCGAATCATATCCTTCATGAGTGACGGACTTACCTTGGAGTCTATCATACCACGTTGGATCACAAACATAACAGTAACCACTTAGATTACCATGCCCTCCAAGACATGCTCTGTCACAAGTTACACAGAAACCGGATTCAATCCCATGTTCAGTGCAAGGACCTGAAAAGAACCACTCTGCGCGTCGCGAACGACGTGCTTGAGTTTTATCTGTTTCGTAGGCCTCACTCAATTTCTGTGTGATAGCACCTCTACGAGGAGTCACAAAGTAATTCCAAATCTTCTTAGAGAGATAGTACATAATACCAATTCCTGCAGCTGTGGCGAGTGCCACAAAAGTGTTGAAATTCGCCCAAGAAACAATTGTTTCCTTAACTTCAAACAACATCTTGCCAATGAATGATCGGTTGATTTGAGTTTCAACTCGATTTTCATATGGATTTACTGTACAATTGCAGAAAGTAAACCTTCCACAAAATTGTTTATTAAAAACTGCATTGAAAATGCGAATCTTTTGTTCATCAGTAACACCTTGGAGAAAGGCATTATAAATAGCATCAGAATACGCAGAATCAAAATCTGGTGATTCAGTACACACACAGGTTGATCGATAAAAACTATCATCAGAATTACTGATGTGTAGTTCACCAAGATCAACAAACTGAGCTTTGCTCACATCTATATCACTAAGGATCTTATGTTGTCCGTTCATTGTCACTGGTACTTTATCAAAGAACCCTTGTCCCTTCATTCTCTTCTCCTTAGCTTCCGCAATTCGCGTTGCAGTATAACCAGTGATAAGATCATTGAATTCTGTATGGTAATCTTTATTAGACAATACCGACTCAACAATCATATCCGAGAATTCTCTGTATGACATTCCTTGTTTGATAACGACTCCAGTGGCCTTGTCAATTTGATCAAATTGAATACAGTCAAGAATTGTTTCAAGTGTCAATTTACCTTTCACGATTTTAATCTTCGAATGATCCAAGATTTCAACTTGTTTGTTGTTTTGCACATCAATAGTGGCATACAGAGATTTAGGATACTGACGGAATTTATACTTCACACGTCGCATCACAGCTTCAAAATTAGTCAGCGATCGGCAGGTGAAATTTGGTCTATTACTAGTCCAAATCACTGCCTTAGCATTAAAATGCGTTTGACCTTTATCCTGAAG